GGATTGCCATGTTGCAGAAGTTAAAGGCCCGCTACGGCTTTCAATGTTGTACTGGTGGTTGCTTGAAACACTCAAAGCTGGCACCAGGCAATGTCGGGATGTTGGGGGATAAAGAAATCCCCCGCAATCTCAAAGGTGGTGCCAGATCGCGGGGGATTTGCAATATATTGAATGAGCCTAAACGGACTCAACGTATATTCCGTATGTCCGCATTGTTGAGGCACCAATTCAACATTGCGATGCAAAAGTAATGCTTATTTTTGGACTCTCCAAATATTTTTGAATAAAATGACAGAGCGATTTTGAAATTTAACTTTTATTTACATTCATAGCTGTCTGCTTTTATAAGGTTCACGTATGCGCGAGAAGATATAACTATACATCATCTGCTAAATTTACATTACTATAAACCAGTATATTACATTGTATTTAGTATTCAGGTATAATTTTTTTTCAAAAATATTTTGTGGTGTCAAAATGTTTTCTTAATTTTGCCATCGAAAATTGATGACAGCAACGAAAACCAAATGACATGACCAGTATGAAGACATGATTAAAGGAAAAGGAAAGTTGCGAAAGGTGGCCGGACACACTTTTATTGACGAGTTCAAGAAGGTATGTGAAAAGCTGCCCGACAATGAAAACTATCTATTCGTTGTTTGTGATGATACGCGAAATAGGAATTTACCTTATCTGTCCTATTTTTTCTCAGTGGTGCTGAAATACATATCGGACTCTTTGCCCAACCATCCCGGCACTATTGCACTCTACCGATATTTCGAGGATATGTTTGCTCCGATTCATACCGTCGAAATAGATAATGAGCAGTTTGAATACTGCGACTTAAAATCGGAGAAAGCAAGTGATGTCAACGGCGTTATAGAGAAAGTCGTTGAATATGCCCTAAAGGAATGGGGCATTGAGGTTCCCCGTAATGAGGACTTGAGAGATCCTGAAATGCGAGAACTGCATAGCCAAGCCTACTTGAATCAAGAGGTAGATTGGAGCAATTTTATCTCTTCGCGCAAATTATCTAAAGATGAGCGAAGAAAAAAGAAAACTGAGCGCATTTGAAGCGTTCCAGCAAACACAACTCACTTTTGCCGAGGCAGAAGAAAAAGCAAAGCAAGAAGCCGGTGCCCCCAAAGTAGAGAGATTCCGTATGGGCGAGGACGGCGAGTATTCAATCCGCGTATTGCCTCTGGCACCCTCTTTCGACAATGAGGGTAACATTCTCCCGATGGATCGTAAGGGCTATGAGTATGCCGTCCATCAGTTCTTCCTGGGAATTAAGGTTCCCAATAAGAAGGGTAAAAAGCCAAAAAAACTCAGTATTCCTGTCATTCGTACTACCGATAAAGAAGTCGGCAAGTCAGTTGACCTTCTTGACACCTACGTTAAGATTGCCAAGGAGATGTATGGTGATGACGAGGCTCTGATGAAGCTCCTCACCAGTTCTTCGTATGAAGGCGGTATTCGCTGGAATTATCAGCACGCACTTATGGTGCTTGATGTTTCCAGTGACAAGGAACGTGCAAAAGGTCCACAAGTATGGCAATGTTCACACAGCCAGTACAAGGATCTTGATGCTGCCAAAATGCGTCTTTGGGCCGAACTAAAGGCCGATGACGGTCAGGATACATGTCCTATCAGTGGTTTTACTGACGCTTATCCAGTTAAGGTCATTCGTAAAACTGAAAATAATAAAACCAGCTATACGATTGAAATTGGTCGTAAGACACTTGACATCACGGAAGCTGAAGCTGAGAAGCTGCTTGAACTTCCGCGCCTCCCCGAACAGCTCTATCGTTACACTCGTTATCAGATGGAGGCTACACTTGCGTTCCTCCAGCAATATGATGAGGAACACGATATGGAAGTCTGCAAAGAGCCTGACTTTATCGAAGCTGTTGAGACCTTAAAGGGTGAACTGCCGGCCGATGACACATCACACTTTGACCTTGCAAATGCTTCCGGTAAGGATAGCGACAAAGATGAGGTCACTATTGATTCACTCTATAACGAGTATGACAGCATCGTTGATCAGGGTTTGAATGAAAAGTCTGATGAATATCAGGAGCTCCGCGAGAAGATCCGTATGTTTATCGAGGCCAAGGATCTTGACGTGCGTATCTCTCGCACAAAGAACAATCTCCAGCTTCTTGAAGAAATTGATGAAGCTCTCGATGCGCAGGCCAAGCAGCCTAAAGAGCAGCCCAAGGAAGATCCGACTCCAGCTCCTGCACCGGCCCGTCGCCGTGCTCCCAAGCCCAAGGCAGAGGAACCTGAAGAAGATCCCGAAGAGGGAGATGATGAAGGGCAAGATCCTGACCCTGACGAGACTGAAGAAGCACCGGCCGCTCCTGCACCGGCACCTGAAACTGGTCGCCGCGCACGCCGCGCACGTCCGGGAAGTGAAGCCGAAACAGCTTCAGAGCCTGACCCAGAGCCTGAAGCTCCGGAAGAGAAAGAAGATGAGGCCCCGGCCTCGGATTCTGTACCTCCTCGCAGACTTCACAAGCGTCGCCTAAGATAATTCCTGTCTTTAGATAATAATTCATGCAGTTCGAGAGGGCATTGGCTCAATGCCTGTGCCCTCTCATTCTTTAATCTAAAATCTCAGATAGGAATATGAAAGAGGTTATTGCTTTGTTAATAAACGATATACACGTTAACAAAGACAACATAGCTGAGTTCAATAAGAACTGGGATGAAATGTTGTCAGTGTGTCAACGTGAAGGGGTCGAGGAAGTCGTTATCGCCGGTGATATGTTCACTACCAGGGCCGCTCAAACACTTTCTACCTTACTTGCCGTTAAAGCAGCTTTGACCAAAGCTGTGAGCCAAGGTGTCTATGTGACAATAGGCGAAGGCAATCATGATAAAACTGATCAAGAAGCCATTGAAGGATATAATCACCTATGGTCTGGATTACAGGGTATTGAGGTGGTAGATGTCTATAAGGCTTTGGTTTGGGATGGATGTGACTTCTGTCTGCTTCTTATGAGCTATTTCCCTGAGAATGGTTCATTTTTGGATAAACTGGAAGCGGCTGTTAATAACACTCTCGAACAATATCCACAATTCACTAAAAACGACATCATCCTTTATATCCATGAAGGAGTGCATGGTGCGTTAGGTGATTTTGAAATAGACGGAGAATTACCCCAGGCTCCTTTACTCGATTTCAAGGCCGTACTATGCGGACACTATCATAATCGGGTCAAAATCAAAAATACCAATATTGAATACATCGGTTCATCACGCCAGGGTAACTTTGGTGAAGATGAAGAGAAGGGTTATACCCTTTTGTATGCCGATGGATCCTATGGTTTTGTCAAGAATGAAGTCAACACCAGGTATCAGACTATTGAACTGGATGCTAAGAGTGTTGAGAAATTCACTCTGGATAAAGATGATCGCTACAAGTATAAAGTCAAGGTAAAATGCGATGACAAGCAGGCAAAAATGCTTGATAAGCAGAAACTTATTGACTTAGGCTTTCACAAGGTTGAAGTTGTGGCGGCCAGCAATTTACCTAATGAATCAGCTGCTGCTGATATTCACGAAAAATATGACAAGCAGGGCATAAAGAAGGAATATCAGAATTATTGCAATGAAAATGCGATTGACAGTAGGCTGGGTATCAAATATTTGGAGGGCTAAACCATGTGGAGATTATCAGAAATTAGAATACGAAATATTGTCTCTTTTCACGAGGCAACATTAAACATATCGCAGGGTGTAGCTACTCTTATCTTTGGTAGAAATGAGGATAATGCCTCACAGCCCTGCAATGGCTCCGGTAAATCATCACTTATCGAAGCGATCTCTTTTGCATTGACTGGTGAGCAGCTCCGCAAGGTTAAAAGTGTTGAGGAAATCATCAATGATCATGCAGACGAGGCTTATGTCTATCTCAGGCTTGATAACGATTTCAATGACACCACATTCACTATTGAGCGCAACATTAGTCGTAATGCCCCTCAATCTATTGAGTGCCATAAATACGATGCAGCCGGTCAGGAGATTGAGACAGACAAGACCATCCAGCCTACAGTATCGGACTATAATAAGTTCATTCTTAATGAAATCGGGCTTTCCAAGGATGACATCTATAACAATTTCATACTGTGTGACAACAAGTATGAGAGCTTTTTCGACTGTTCTGACAAGAATAAGAAAGAGGTCATCAACCGTTT